TGGAATGACGTTCCCGGTCGGGCCAGTGATCGCCGTCTGAAACTTCTGCATCTACTTGCTCCTGCATACGTGCCCGCCTTTGCGAAGAATCTTCACTGGCGAGGCCCCATCGCGTTTACATGACTTGCTAACTAGCATAGCTGCTCCGGGGGTATTGCATCATACCGCCGTAACCACCCGTGGGCTGTCCCATCTGTCCCATCTGTCCCATCTGTCCCATCTGTCCCATCTGTCCCATCTGTCCCATCTGTCCCATCTGTCCCGTCATACCAGCGTAACCGCCCTGTCCGCCGTAACCACCCATCTGATTTCCCATCATGCCAGCGTAGCCGCCCATTTGGCGTGGCTGCATCATTCCTGCGTATCCACCTTGAGACTGGTAGGGATTCCCTCCGCCGTAGCCTTGATTCTGCTGGTAGCCACCGCCGTACCCGTCCATCTGCTGTCCCATCTGCCCCATCATGTATTGTTGGCTAAAAGGGGGTGTTTGATAGGCCATTTGTCGCTGCGCAAAGCGATCCTGCATACCCGTATTGCGAGTATCAAACCTACCCTGCATGTTTTGCTGCACTTCGGAGAGTCTATTTTCAGACGCCCCGCGATCTTTAAGCATATCCATACGCGACTGCATAGCTGTGTTCTGCCGACCTTTCATCAGGTCCATCTGCGTATTTTGCCTGTTCTGCATAGCTTGCAGGCCCGCAGCATAATTGGGGTTAGCAGGCTGACCTTGAGCTTGGCGCATCATCTGACCCTGATTCTGCTGGTAGCCACCGCCGTACCCACTCTGCATCAACATAACACTTACCTCTTTTTACAGGGGCGACATGCGCCGCCTCTAGCGTAAACATCTATTATCTGAGGCGTGTCTGTGCGACTCAGACGAGTCTTTCGCGGTTTTTTAAGGGGGTCTATAGCCCCCATACCACGGCAGGGCCTCATTAGCACATCGTTCCTTTGGTCTTACCTTTAACAGCGAGGCCATCAGCCTTTACATGGCCGCCTTTGGCAAAGCCCATTTCCTTGTGTTCTTTCTTTTCGTACTTCTTCAGGTTTTTGGGTGCACCTTTCATAGCCCGCTCTTCTTTCTTAGCGATAGCCTTGGTGTCTTTCTCTTTACCCATAGCCTCACGCTTCTCGTGCTTAGCGAGGCCTTTCATGCCTTTCTTTTGAAAAAACTCGGCTAGTTTGCTGGGCATTTTACCCATTAGATATATCTCCCTTTGGTTTTACCTTTAACGGCACAGCCGTTGATTTTGCCGCCTTTGGCGAGGCCCAGAGCTTTCAGTTTATCTGCGTAGCGATTTGTGCTGCTGAGAGGTTTATCCCGCTCCTCTTGGCTCATCTCGGAACGCTCACGCAGTTTTTTCATTACTGCGTTGTCTTCACCAAGCCCCAACTTCTTCAGTTTATCTGCGGCTTCCGTAGAGTAGTTACGCGGCTTTGGTGCAGGGGAAGGCGTAGAAACGGTGCGAGTAGCCTGCGGTACGGGTCTAGCCGGAGTAGGCTCCGCTGCTGTAGGTACCGAAGCGGTACCCATTACTACTTCTGAGGTTTTTTGGCGGAGCGGGACTTTTACGCCAGAGTTAGAGGGTTTTAGTTCTCCCCCAAGAGAATCCGTAAATTTAGCCACACGATAAGGTGAAGGCATATCTTTTTTAACTCTTTTACGCCCATACGCGTCTTGTCCGGGCTGCTGCATATATTTAGGTAGCCGATCTTCATTCAGCCAGCTACGAAAACTTTTACTGGATTCATCCGACCGTTTTTGAAAGGCCGCCCGCATAGCTTCTACTTCTTTTCTTTTAGCTTCAGGAGTATTTTTAGCAGCTTTTTTAGCTTCTGCTGCATCGTACTCGGCCAGTGTCATATTTTGACGTTTTGCTTTCGCGGTGCGGTTTGACTCCCGCAGCTTGCGATCATTTTCTCTGATGCGGTCAAAAAAACCCATCACACGTACCTTCCTTTGGTCTTGCCTTTGGTGCAGCAGCCATCGCCACGGCCACCTACTCTGCCGCCTTTAGCCATTTTGTCTTTAGCGCGGACATTTGCTGGTATAACAAACTCGCCCGACCCTATTTCTTTTTTAGCTTTCGGCTTAGCTTTTGGCTTGGGCTCAGGCCCCATATCATCTGGCATGTCGGGGTAAGAACTGGCTTCGTTCTCGCCGCCTTGGCGGGTGGCTTCTTTATCCTCAGGACTGAGGTCGTCGTATTCCTTACCCACAATAATCTCCTAGCACTTCCACGCCCGAAGGCTTTTGTTGATACGGGAATTAGGGTCTTTAGCGGTTTTCTCGCTAGTGAGCTTCTTTTTCATCCCTGACATTCTGGCGCAGAAGGAATCGCGCCTAGAGCCGCCTTCTGGCTGTGGGGCTTTCAATCCGGGCTTGCCGGGATTGGCCTTGTTGTATGAGGCCCGCCCCTTAGCATTAAGCCCCCCAGCGGGAGCTTTCCCCTCTTTACGGGTCCATGCCGGTGTCTTAGCCATGGAACGCAGTTATCGTACAGCCAGACAAAGTAGCGTGAACATCTGTCTCAAACAGTATCCCGTCATCTGGGATATAAACACTGTTTGACGCCCCAGTACCTACCGCAGAAGCAGGTACATCTAGCTGAAACTCAATCGTTCCAGAAGCCCCGCCGTCCCGCAGAATAACGCTACCAGCAGCGGCACCAGACACAACTACGAGGCTTTTAATACGTGCCCGATAACTAACCAACGTACCTGTAGCGGCTAGATAGACACTTTTAATATCAGTTTGCATACCCATTGCAGTAGCTCCCTATTCAGCTATTAGGCGCTGGCGGGGTTTTGAGCGCCGCTGTCGGAACGCTGGATGTACTGAACGGTAAGGACAAAGCGACCCGCCGTCAGAGTAGCGGTAGCTACTGTCACCCGGACATACACCGTCGTATCTGCCGTAGTAGAAGTCTGCCATGCAAGCTGCGTTGCTGCCGTTGCCGTACCCCGGAAACGTCCGCCAGCAGTGGTAGCAACCGCTGCCATAAGCTGAGCACCGCCAGTAGCGTTACCCACCGAAATCGTCGTTGTACCGGCGGTTGCAGCAACAACCTGATCTACCGTGATATCAACGATCTGCGAGCCTTCCGGGATATTTATAATCAGCGTATCGACGTTACCTACTACTGCGCCGGTAAGGTCGCCAGAGTCATAGGACTGACCAAGTACAACAAGACCGGCGTTACGGCCTTGAGCTACGGTGCCGTCACGGATGGTGCCAGAACGGACAGGACCAGAAAAAGTCGAGAAAGACATGATGATTCCTCAGTTTGGGCTTGCTGTCTTTGAGGATAAGTCTGCCAAGTCAGTCAACAAGCCAATGTAATCTTGGTAATCAATTTTTACTACATATTAAAACAAAAAGAAAGAGGTAGATTAAAATAAAAAAACGCCCCCACAAGGAGGGCGTAAAAGCCGGGGGTTCACCCCGGCTACCTGCAAGAGAAACAGATCAGGTCGAACCGGGCGAACCCCAGATGCCCAGCGGATCGCTCCAGCCAAAGCTGTAACGCTCACGGGCCTTGTACCGGACGTTACCGGTATCGAAATCGCCATCCATCGAAGTGTTCATCGACGCACGAACGAAGTGCTTCAGGCCATTGGGAACATCAGTGGTAAGGAACCACGCGTTGGTGTCGGTCAGGAAGTGATTGACCGTGTAGCCTTCCGGGATTGCTCCCATCTGCTTCAGCGCGTTAATGTCGTTGTCGGTCGTGCCAACACGGAGTTCCGTGTCCAGCAGTCGCTTAGCAACGAACATCAGGGACGGGGGAAGGATCAATTTACGGGGCTTAGCTGCAATCAGCAGGCCACGCTCATCGGTCCACGCTGCGATCTGAATAACAGCCGCTTCCAGCGAGGTCTCGTTAAGGTCAACACCGGTCGTGGGGCTGTTGTAGTTAACAGCGCCGTTTACCAGCGGGTGACCAACACGAGTGCTGGAGGTGTTGTTACCAAACAAGGTAGTGCCGTCACCGCCAGTGTAAGACCCGTTGAAGCCTTGGTTAAGGATAGCTGCACCTTTGACTTGCTTCGTGTAGGCCATGGCGCGAGCCAGAGCTTTCGTGTAGCGAGCCGACAGGCTGTCGTACAGGTTATCTTCAACCGCTTCTTCGGTAATGGCAAAGCCAAGAGCGATGGTCTCATGCGTATAACGCGCAGTCCATGCTTCCTGAGCATTGTCATAGGCGATAGCTGCGCCTTCACTCTTAACCGGCGCTGCGCCGAAACCTGCGAGCTTCGTCTCTTCTTCAAACGAACGCTCAGAAGTCTCTACGTCGTAGATTTCCTTGTGCTCCTCGCCGTAGCGGGAGTACTCCATGCCAAACAGCGCGTTAAGGCCGGGAAGAAGCTCTTTAAGGAGCTGTGAACGTGAAATAGCCATTGTTCGTTACTCCTTATACGCCGAGCGGGTTGAGGTAGGAATGAACACCGTGGTTGAACTTAACCAGAACTTCTGGGTAAGTATCGTCCGGGGTGATGATGTCCACAATCCGCATTGCCAGCGTAGTGGTCGATGCACAGGAAGCCCAGTTAGTACCAGTATCCAGTGCGGTAGCTGACAGCCCGGTGGTCGCGCTACCCGTGAAGGTGCTCAATGCAGCGTTTTGGCCGATTGCACCGCGAGTGCCGTTGGTCTTGGAACCAATAACCGTCGCAGCTTGGATCGAGTAAAGCTGATCGGGATCGTCGCAAACCCGGATGTAGATATCACGATAGCCCGCAGTGTACGCGCCAGAAACCAAAGTCTGCGAGAAAAGCGTGTACTTCAGGGTCGGGTCAGTGTAACGAACACCAACCATAACGCCCAGAATACCAGCCGTACCGTCAGTGGCGGTAGCCGTGTACTTCGGTGCTACGGGGGTAGCCGTAATTGCAGTGGGAACACCGTTGGTGTTCATGTAAATGACAGAACCCGTGTAGTACGCCGCAGCTACGTTGCTGGGGAGAAGATACTCACGAATGGTGCCACCGTTAAAAGCCTGTCCACCGATCAAATTGACCGGCTTCAAGCCAAAAGGCGATACAGTTGAAGCCATGAAGGATTCTCCAATTAAGTTCCGTTACCAAACCCGGTTCCGCGAGACGTTGACGTTTTACGGTCAGAGAAAAGCGGCATACGCGGATCATTATTACGCATGAAGTGGTTGTCTACTGAATCCATTTGTCCCTGTGCCTGAGCAGCGTAGTACTCATTGCGGGACTCAATAACTTCAGTCGGGGCCTTACACAACATCAGGCCACCAATTTCTACGTTTCCAGAAGCAGAATTCCCAAAGAGCATAAGCTCCGGGTGATCTACTGCCTTCACGGGTACCCATCCATCACGCATTTTGCGTGATACGTTCGACGGATCTGCCTGCCCAAGAATATGGGTGGCAACCCAGCGATAACCGTACCCCGGTTCAGGGGTGGGGTCGGGGAGCGTACTCGGCGGTGTATACACCATACGAGCAGGCCGCTTTTCGCGTGATTCTAGTTCACGAGCCATCCGGGATTGTTCAGCCATTGCTTTTCTCCATTTTTGCCACTGCTTCAGCATATTGCTGCGGAGTTAAACCTAGACGCTTCGCCAGAGTAATCTGGGACGTATTTAGTCTAATTTTTTTAGCTCCCGTGGAACGCGTCCCCGGTGCCACTACCGTCGCAGGCCTTTTGGAGCCATCACCAGACGGCGATCTTCCCCCCGAGTCTCCAAAGAAGTCCCGGAAAGTAGATTTCAAGCGGACATTTATTTGCCCGAAATACTCATCAGAGCGGGGGTCTACCCCCGAATTTACTAGTTTTTGATGCAGCCCTAGTGCGTAGCTGGTCATATCCTCGTAGCCCGGTGTCCCG